CAGTAGCGATGACTAATAGTTATATAGGATTAGTTACATCTAATAGAAGTTATTATACTGGATATTTAAATCCGGGAGCATGTAAAAATTCAGTAAACGATGGTATATATTATACCATAAATACCATTGCAGACATGGATGCAGCAGATACAGCAACAATAACTATAGTTGTTGCTGGCGGGGCAGGAGACACAGCAGGAATCGTTGGAACAGCAGGAAGTGTTCAATGTTATTTTACAGGTACATTAATTTGTTAAGGAGAGAATATGAAAAAAATATGCAACAAAGGCTTTAAAGCCTCGCATGCTGATCGTAAGGCATTTGCACACTATGTTTTAAAATCAGAGACTGAATGGAGTGAAGATGCTTTAGCAGGAATGAAAAATAAAGCTATTAAAACAATTATGCGTGATTACTTTGAAATTTATAAATCAAAGAAAACTGGAAATATAACATCTGATTTAGCTATTTTAATTCCAGCAATTATAGCAATGGAAGAATTTAAACCATACAATTATCAAACACCAACTAAATTTGATAAGTTTGATAAAAACGATCCCGAAGAAATACAAAGGGACGAGACTCCAAGCCTAGAAATATGGGAAGGCGGATTTGATATAGAAGACTATGAAGAAGCGGCATTAAATGCTTTTTATGAAAATCCTGAACAACAATTAAATTGGTTCATGAACAACAAAATTTATAGAAGAAAAATTGCGTTTGTTAAAGAAAAAGAAAAAGAGCTATTGAACAAAGGTGAATCGTTTCCATCTCGCCACGACGCTTTCATAAATTACATTACTTCTAAGCCCGAATACAAGGATAGAGCAGCTCGAGAAGCTCAAAATATATATTAATAAAGCAACGTTAGAAGAGTGTGTAATGCCTGAATGCCCAGAATCTTTAGTAAATGGAAATTAAAAAAAAGCCCCGTTAGGGGCTCTATAATTAAATATGCTTTAATGTCCATCTAGCAACAGGATCTTTCCTATATAAATCTAAATTCACCTCAGAAAGCTCAGGAACAGCGCTATAATCAACTAAACCACGCTGTATTGCATACCCATACCTATAATCACCAAAAAACGAATTTTCGCCCATTGAAAGGCTTTTAAGCTCTTCTTTTAGTTTTTCTTCTTCTTTTGCTATTCTTTTTTTATCTTCTTGAACTTTAAATAAAGCAGCAGCTTTTGCTTCCCATTCTTTATCTCTAGGGATAAAGTCATCTTCAGTTAATGGGGGTGTTTTTAATGAAGTAACGCACTTCCAAAACTCATCTAATTTAGATTTCATTTCAGAAATATACTCATCGTCTCTTTTTACTTCAACAATGATACCTTCTTCTTTATGAAAAGAAAAATAGTCTATTTTATCAACTCCAGTAACTAAATACTGCATTTGAACTTGAGGATAATATTTTTCTGGAACTTGACCCTTTTTAGCAAGTTCATGATCCTCTTGATTGGCATTTTTAATTTCAACAGCCCTATCACCAATTATATTTAAACCGTCTAAAGAAGCCATTAAATAAGGCATCTTAGTATCTTTAATTACAACAGGTTGTACAAGGTCGTTTATCATTTTTTCATATGCTTTCCTAGCTGGTTCTTCCATTTTTTTACCATATCTAGTAGCATTATTGTCCGTAAGCATTGAATCTAGCCCCAATTTTTCTTCCCACAAGAGTTTTGGGGTTTTTATTCTTCCATCGTTAGTCTTCCATTTTGCAACTCCCATTATAATAGGCGCATCAGAAGCTCCGATGTGTTCTTTTCGAAACTGAAGCCATTTTGCATCAGATTCAAAAATATATTTTTCATTTGTTGTCCCTTTAATTTTTATCGTCTTCATCTTTTGCCTCCACTCTTTCTTTAAGTCTTTTTAAAACTTTGTTATACATTTCAAGTGGCATATCTTCAAAATGCTCAATACCTCTCCCTAATAAAAAAGCCTCTATTTCTTCTCTATAATCAGGATCTTCTTTAAAAAGCTCTGTCAATTCTTCTACTTCTTCTTTATTTCTTTTATTTGAGACTTCAAGAGCTTTTGTTTGGCTATCATTTTGATCATCATTTTGATAGGCAGTTTCGCCTTTAATATTAGGATCTAAGCTAATCTCACCTTCTACGTAGCAATTGCCTATAATGTCTGGAAAAAGCTGCCTAGCTAACCTTGATAATGCACGAGCAAATAACATATCTCTTGTAAAATTTACCCAAGGACCATTAGCTTTTACAAGACCAGCTCTTTTAGCCTCTTCTAATGAGAAGCTTTCTGACCACATATCCCCATTGTCAGCCCTTTTACCATGTAATATGCAAATAGTGTCATCTGATCTTTTATCTCTTGTAATAGAGTGCTTTTTTGATCTAATTAAAGCATTCATCATACGAGCAGACATCTCTACTTTACCTCTAACATAATAAAGGCCGCCTCCTAAAGCTTGTCTAGGATCAACACCAAGAGATTTTGCTGTTTCCATAATAGCAAAAATGCCAGCAGGACCCAAAGTCTCATAATGCTTTTCTTGCATTAATAGTTTACAAGCTTCTTTAGTATTCTTTAATTCTGATAAGTAGTCATTTTGTTTAACTACTATATCTTTTTTATTTTCCATTATTTTCATCATATTCTCCTTTTATTTTTATTTTAGTAGCAGGAATACTAACATTAAATATCCATGCTAAATCTTCAAAATCATCTTCAAACTGGCTAACGTCACCAGTAGTATATAAGTTTTTAATTATATTCTTGATGAGACCCTCTGCATCATCGTATTTGCTGAGTTCATCGATGTGTACGTAATCCTCGTACGGATCATAGTCACAGTATGGCTCTAAGGGTGGTTCATACATATTCATCATATTGTACCTTAGTTAAAATAACTCTTTACAATTCCTTGTAAATTTTGTATAACCTTATATTATTATTTAACAGTAATTATGTCAACAAAAAAAATAAAAGGAACACTAAATGACACCAAAAGACACCCAAAAGGTATACTTAACAATAAACCAGTTCGCAGAGAAATATAACTTTGTAACAGCGGATTCTTTAAGATGGCACATTAAAACAAACAAACAATTTGAGAAAGAATTTATAAGAAGATTTGGCAGAAGGATATTAATTGATGAAGAAAAAACATTAAAATTTATTGAAAAAACACCTTATAATAAATAAATTATAAAATATAGATATACATTATTTGATAAATAGTATACAAAATTATTAGGCACTAATAACTCTGTCCAACGAGCGATAACCTTGGTGGCATATGCGTGGACCAAAGTATTAATTATGAGTTTAATTGAAATTAAAAAAGATATTTGCATAAAAAAAAGTAGGGAGAAAGCGAACCACCACTATTCTCCCAACGAGCTACACGTGAGTGTAGATAGAAACATTTTGATTAACCCTACTAAGGAACCAAAATGAACACTGCTAAATGTAACATTTCGTATGAATTTAAATCAAATTATTTCACTGTTAAAAAAATAAATGGCTATCAAACCTTTCGATCTGATAGCCTTAAATTTACAATTGATGGACTCGCAGTTGAAGCTGCAAATAAAGGAATTAACATAAACAACACTAAAAAAGGAGCGCTGTTATGTCAGTTATAAACCCAACACTAAAGGATCTATATGTCAGTAAATAATATAAGCAACACAGAATTAAATCAAGAAAATGCTTCATATATCTTAAAAATAAATCATAATAAAAATTTTACAATTATAGATAACGGCCTTCTTTATGACAAAAGGTTATCTGCAAAAGCTACAGGTTATCTTTGCATAATGCTTTCATTCTCATCAAATTGGAAAATAAATATAGAACATTTAGCTACACTAAAGACAGATGGAATAGATGCAGTCAAATCAGCATTAAATGAACTGAGAGAACTTGGATATGTTTATTTATATCGTCCAAGAAATGATAAAGGACAATTAATGCACCCAGTTTATTTAGTATCAGAATTTGCTATGAGCGAAGAAGAATTCAAAAAATGTTTACCACAAGTGGATTTCCCACAAGTGGATCAGCCACTAGTGGATAATCCGACCATAACAAGTACTAATATATATATAAATACTAATAATAATAAATGTCCCGACTCTGGCGAGTCTCTCGCATCTAACGATGCTCACCTCTGTTCAAAGTATTTATTTGAAAAATTAAAAACAGTAAAAACTAACGCTAAGGAACCTAAATGGAAAGAATGGGATAAAACCTTTGACCGTATGATTAGAATAGATAAGATACCTAAAGAAAAGATAACAGAGGCTATCGATTTTGTTTATAGAGAAAGAAGCCCTTGGGCTATCCAGTCAGCTGACTCTTTAAGAAGCAAATATGAACGTATTGATTTTCATTTACAAAAAGAAGCAAAGAACAAAATACCACAAGTTAATAAAATAAATGACGATGAAGACAAAAAAATAATGTCTGTTATTAGCTTAGTTAATCATTGGTTAACTGATGTAACAAATGATCCAATTAAAATTAATATGGGAACACTTAAAATTGAAAACAATACCCTTATAGGCCCTTATGGTAAGTTCTTTAAAAAAAACCTTACGGAATTGATGAGAATAGTTAAAGAAGAATATAAAGCGCCTGAGGGTTTAATTAACCAAATTAATAAACAATGCAATCAAATAAGAAATATATCAAATGTTTATAAACAAAAAATTAATTGATAAATTAAACAAAATACTTTATAAATAAAAGTAGCTACTAAGGAACCACAAAAATGAGATTTTACCATACAGGCCTTCCAATTGCCAAGCAAAGACACCGTATAGCTCATGGAATAGCTTATGATCCACAAAGCAAGCAAAAACGTGGAATGAAGTTTGACTTTGCTAATCAATTTCGCTCACAAGGCCATTTAAAGCCTCTAGAAGGGGCTATTAGGGCTATAGTTAACATCTCATACCAAGTTCCCAAGTCATGGTCTAAAAAGCGCCAAATAACGGCAAATTATAAAACATCACGTCCAGACATAGATAATATTGCTAAATTTTATTTTGACGTACTTAATCAAATCGCATATAACGATGACGCTCAAGTAGTATCCCTCGTTTCACAAAAACTATATTCTGATAAACCTGGAGTAGAAATACTTCTATTCCAAATGGAGGATAACATGGTAAATGAACATGCCGTGACGTATAAAGAAAAGCTAAGTATCGAAGATTTAGACTACCTTATTCGTAAATCTAATCAATTAGGCTTAAGCAATCGTCAGGTTATAAGAGTATACCAAGAAGAAGATAAAGACGGTATTCACGTGTATTTTGTTGCAGAAAATATGAAGGAGAACGGAAATGGAAATAAATGATGATTACAAGCAATATGAAGTTAGTTATAAATTCTATCTACCAGATAATAAAGATGACTTGAAAACATTTCAAAAAGCACTTTTTTATGAGATAGCGTTAAATGATATATTCGACAGATGTCGAAGGGTTTGGAAATACGAAGAAAATGTAAGTCAAGATAAAATTGATTTTGCCGAATTAATAGGCGACATAATAACAGCCACAGGAGTGTTTGATGAGTGATAAATGGATGACATGTACTACATGCAAAGCAATAGTTCAGTTTAATAATACAGGTATTTGCCTTGGTTGCCAAGGTGGTTTTAGTGGTCAACAAGACGAAGACAGGTACCTACCAATTGACACAAAACTGCGTCAACAAAAAGATGACACTTCATTGCGTCAAGAAGACGTAAATACTCTAAAAAAAAGAGAAAAGGAGTTAGAAGATGCCCTTCAAAAGCCAAGCACAGAGAAAGTTTATGTACAGCCAGCATCCAAAGCTAGCAAAGGAGTTCGAAGCTGCAACTCCAAAAGGAAAAAAGCTCCCAACCAAAGTAAAACCAAAGAAAAAGAGTAAGAAGAAATGAATAAAGAAACGATAATAGCTCATGATCCGCAAGAAAAGAAAGCCATTTGCGATAAATGTAAGTTAGTTAATTTTATAAAGAAATATTACTTTCAAGATGGAGAAAAAAGTTGGTACTCATTTTTATGCAAAGACTGTGCTAATACCTGGGCTTTAAGCTCAATTATTACGGAAAATAGCAAGCCTTTATCTTTGAAAATTAGAATAAAGAATTTAATTAAAAAAATTAGAGATTTAATGGTGAAATACAGTGGAATGGATAAAAACTGACGATAAACTACCTAGATTAAGAAGAGTTAGCTCAGATTATGTATTAATTTATGACGTTAATTACGGCATTATGATTGGTTATTTATCTTGTGTAGTTGGAGAATTATACTGGACATTTAAAGAAGACAGATCAAATAAAGGAATAAGACCTCAAGAAGTAACCCATTGGATGCCATTGCCTAAAGAACCACAATTTAAAGAGGTTAATAAATGATTCAATGTATTAGATATACGCCCGTTAATAAAAGTACATGCTTAGGGGTTGCGACAATATTTGTACCGAAATGGGGCATAGAACTGAACGGAATTACGCTTCATCAAAAAGATGGAAAAAGATGGGTTAATTTTCCAGCTAGAATGCAAGAAGACGGATTGGAAAAGAAATATTACCCTTATTTTAGATTTAAAGAAAAGACCCACAAAGAAATGTTTTGTGAATTAATTAAAAAGGCTATTGATACTTACGTTGAAGAGCCACGTGTTGAGGATATTAAAGAAGAAGAAATACCATTTTAACTAAAGGAGAAATAAATGAATTATATAGTTAGATTAACATACATGGATGGAAAAGATGTTAATGTGATACTTCCAGAAGCCGAAATACCAAAATTTTTAGAGAAGCTTCAAAAAAACGAGCCTTACTGGGCTCCAAACAATGAAACCGCTTTTTGGACATCTAATGATCAAGTTAGGTTTACTTCAATTGCTAAAGAAGCTGAAGTGATTAAAGCGGAAGCAGAGACTAAGGCAAAAAAAGAAGAAAAAAAAGAAGATCTTAAAGCTAAAAAATAATAAATAAATTGTAGCCTGGGAGCAATCCCTTCGAACCACAGGTTAATAAATGACAGAAATAACATGGAAATATGAAAAAAGGTCTATAGATGAACTCATCGAAAACAAAGATAACCCACGTAGACTTTCAAAAAAAAGAGCAGAGGAACTCAAAGCCTCGCTCGCAAAGTTTGGAGTCTGCCAACCTATCGTCATGCAGCCTGATGGAACGATCGTCGGAGGGCATCAGCGAATCAAATTACTCAGAGCGCTCGGTCATGATCAAGTTGATGTTGCGATACCTTCCCGAACTCTTTCAGAAGGGGAGTTCTCAGAGCTAACGATTGGATTAAATAAGATTAGCGGGGATTTCGATATGGACATGCTCGCTAATCGTTGGGAACCAGATATCTTGATAGCAGGCGGTTTTACAGAAGAAGAACTTCATACGGATATCATACCAAATCAAAAACCTAAAAAATTATCAATTAATATTAAGTTTGAAAATGAAGATGACCTTAAGTTCTTTGAGGATCATCTTAATACGATGATTTGCGATTTCCCAACTGCAACAATGAAAGTGAGGGGTAAATAATGGCTAAGAAAAAATCACCGACAAAACAGCAAATACCAATTGATTGGAATCAGGTAGATAAATTCTTAGCGGCAGGCGGTAAAGGAACTGAAATAGCAAACTATTTGGGAGTTCATCATGACACCCTATATGATCGTTGTGTTCAAGATCACGGCATGCTTTTTTCCGAATACACCGCAAAAAAGCGTTCAAAAGGCGATTTAATGCTTAAAATCTCTCAATTCAACAATGCAATGAGTGGGAGTACGCCGATGCAAATATGGCTCGGAAAACAGCGTTTAAACCAGTCTGATCAACCAAGGAGTAATGAAGAATTCAATGGAAAGCTAGCTAATTTATTAGATGCTCTTCATTTAATAAATGATCAGGAAGAGTTTGAGATACTGGTAAAAAAAGCCAAAGAAAACAAAAAACCGCCAATTATCGAAGAGGGAATAAAATGTTAGCTTACATGAACCCTTTGTTCTCGCCAGTATATCCTATTTTTATATTTTTACTAATATTGTGTATAACACGGCTAGAATACAATGAAACGGGAAAAGACCCTTACAGTTATCAAGGTTGGTTAAAAGCGCAAGAAAAGTTGCATAAAAAATGGCAAAGACAGGAAAAAATAAGAGAGCTTAAAAGAAAGGCTGAAAAACAGTTGGATAAAATCGCTAAACGTAAAAAGGATAAAAACAATGTCAGGACCTGATTGTAAGGAATGTGGGAATCATTTTATGAGCTGTACATGTGATAAATTAGAGCCTAAATTAACTATTAGAGAGATCTGCATGTCTGAAGAGATACAATGTCAATTAGCTCCCATAATCA